CTGGAAACGCAACCAATCCCGGCATCCCATCTAAGATGCCTAAAAAGTAATCTGTTGACTTAACGGAGCATTAAGGAAATGGCAAAATCGTTCACTTCAGTAAACGGAACATTAATTATTCCCGGTGCCAAGAGTACCTTTACTGTAGAGTCCAACCCCTCTGGACTTGCTACTACAGGTGTCCTTATGCTTGTCGGTGAAGCCGATGGCGGACCCGACTATTCACTAGAGACAGACCTCGAAACCAATGCATTTGGTCCTGATTCAATGTCAGACGTACAGTTTAAGTACAAGTCTGGACCTCTTGTAGACGCTTTCAGGGCTGCTGTTTCAGCTGCTAACGACCCAGAAATCGTTGGTCAGTTCAATCGTGCAATCCTCGTAAAGACTAATGTCTCGGCTAAGGCACAAGCTAACCTACCTAAGGTTGGTAGCGGTACTTACGCTGTCCTCGCTGACAAGAATTATGGTAAGGCTGGAAACCTGATTACATATCAGACTGTTTCCGCTCAGGCTGAAGTTCTGCCTACAACTGGTTCGTTTACCTATATTCCTGCTGTAGGAACTGTTTCACTCGCTGGTCGAGTTAATGGTGGTGCAGCTGTAACTACTACACTTTCTGCTGACCTTTCGCCTACTGCCTTTGTATCGGCAATTGACGGTCTAGCTGGAATCGCTGCATCCGGTGGTGTTGACAGAGTCATCTTGACTGTATCTGGCACACTAGCTCTTGATGCCAACCCTCTTTCGGCTCCCGGTACCAACAACATTACTTTGACTCGTTCGGTAGCTTGGGCAACCACACCTACTGTTGGTGACACCCTTGTAATTCCAATGGGTTCTGTTGTCGCTGGTGGAAGTAACCAGAATGTCGGTGCTTATGTAATCACTGCTGCTACCTCGACTGTCATCACCGCTACCAAGCTTAGCGATGGTGGTAAGACAGGCGCTGTAATCGGTACAATCACTGCTCCTTCTGACGTTTCGGCTGCCTCAATCGTTGCCGTAACCGACAGTCAGGCATTCAGCCCAGTCACCATTACTCTGGAATCTGGTGTGGTTGTAGACGGTGTAGGTAAGTCTCTTGAACTTGCTGAAACCACTTCTGGAACTGACCTCCTTTCGAGAACTGCTTTTGTCCTCGGCACTACGACTGCTGTAACTTGGGTCAGCAAGACCTCTAGTCCTCAGCTTCTCACTTCAGGCGCTGAATACAAGGTCACCCTTAATGTAAACAGGACTTCTGACTTTGTTCAGGAATCGTTTACTGCTGGCGGCGATGTAGCACTCAAGGTTTCCTATACCGGAACCACTGCTACAATGACACTGACTGACACCACCCTTACAACCACTGTTGTCGGTGGCTCGGGTGCAAGCCTCAGTTTGAGCCTCGCAGACTATCCTACGATTGCAGACCTTGCAAGTTATATCAGCACCCAGACTGGTTACTCGGCTGCTGTTGGTAACAACACCCTCGGTCAGCTTTCAACTGCTACACTTGACAATGTAACTGCACAGGGTATTTGCAGCCAGTTCGGTGCCCAGAATGGCCGTATCAAGGTTGATGCCTATAAGTTCTACCAGAAGATTGCTTCTAGCAGCGTTCTGGTTCAGCTTGGCACGACTCCTGCACAGGCCAGTTCGGGTCTACCTGACGTAATGTCAGCTGCTCTCTACCTTGCTGGTGGAAGCCGTGGTGGAACTACTGACGCACAGGTTCTTGCAGCTATCACAGCACTCGAAAGTGTTGATGGTAACTTCTTGGTTCCTTTGTTCTCTCGTAACGCTACCTTGGACATTGCAGACGGTCTGACTGATAGTTCGTCTACCTACACTTATGCAGCTGTCCATGCTGACGCTAAGAGCCACGTTCTTGCAATGTCAACATTCAAGAAGGGAAAGAACCGTCAGGCATTCCTCTCGGTTGCCGACACCTTCGCTGTAAGCAAGAATGTTGCAGCCAATATCGCATCGTTCCGTTGCTCGATGGCTTTCCAAGACTTCAAGCAGACTGGTGGTGATGGTTCTATTACTCAGTTCCTGCCTTGGATGGGAGCTACCCTTGCAGCATCTATGCAGGCAGCAGCTTTCTACAAGAACATTGAACTCAAGGGAATCAATACTAACGGTGTTCTTTCTCGTGCTGGTGACTTCAACGCTAAGAAAGACTCCGATATGGAAGATGCTCTTCTTTCGGGCCTTTTGCCTGCAAAGCCTGCCGTTGGTGGTGGATTCACTTGGGCAAGCGACCAGACAACTTACGGAAGAGACAATAACTTTGTCTTCAACTCGATTCAGGCCGTCTATGCAGCTGACACAGTTTCTTTGACCACTGCTCAGAGAATGGAAACAGCCTTTGCTGGTAAGGCAATTGCTGATGTCTCTGCCGCTGTCGCTCTTTCCTTCCTTGAAGGAATCATGGCAGACATGCTCCGATTGAAGCTAATCGCTCCTTCGGATGACGCACCTAAGGGTTTCAGAAACGCTAAGGTTCAAATTCGTGGCAACGCAATGTTGGTAAGCGTCGAAATCAAGCTTGACTCGGCAATCGACTTTATCTCCATAGAATTTTTAGTTTCACCAGTTCAGCAGACTGCCACACAGGGCTAATCAGGAGAATTAAACAATGGCAGCAGCCAAAACATTCCATGGTGCAAGAGCACTAGTTTCGATTGCCGACCCAAACGGTACAAGCCGTCTCATCGGTATTTTTAACAGCATTTCGTGGGGACTTACCTATGACGTGCAGCCTATCTCGATTCTAGGCCGACTGAGCCCCGATGAGCTTGTATACACCGCACAGGAGCCTGTGTCAATCACTTGCTCTGGCTTCCGTGTAGTTGGCCACGGTGCTCACGAAATGGCTAAGGTTCCTAACCTTCTTGACCTACTTTCACACGAATACCTCGAAATCGTTGTAACTGACAGACAGGACCCAACAAAGGCAATCGCCAAATTCCATTCGGTACGTCCTACCGGCTATAGCACTACTCTAAGTGCTCGTAATGTCGAAGAAATCACCGTAACTTACATGGGTCTATTGGTAGACGACGAAAGCACCACCAATGCAGAGCCTGCACAGGCAGCAACACTTCCTTAATTAATCTAATGGTTTAGATAATGGCCCTCCTGAGCTTGACTTGGGAGGGCTTTTTGTTTTATAGTAATGGCCATGCGATGCCTTGGAAACATCATTGGAAGTGGCACCTTTAAGACTTGCCATGAAATCGTTGGTGAGCCCAATAAGGTTGCTTTGGTTGGCTGGAGCGGTCAACGTCAAAAACTCAAGGAAGAGCAAACCGACTTGAAGCTCCTTCGTAAGAAGGGTCTCCCTGTCCTTAAGACTCGTCTCCAGCAAGTTGCAACTGGTGAACATAAGGAGCGCTATAAAGGCGCCCTCGTTGTTTACGGACTGGTCTGTGACCGGTATGATTTTGGCATTAAGCCATGGCACATTAACATGCTGGCCCATAAACACGATATCAAATACCTAAACATGCTGAAGAATGGCCATCTTCGAAAGTTTCATGAAATCAATAACTTACTTAACGCCCATTCGGTGGCTGTATGTGACCTTCAATTCCTTCTCAAGGGAGAAGATGAGGTTGTGATTGCTGACCCGCTTAGTGTTAATACTAACGCTAAACACAATGACCCCTGTTTTAATGACAATGTTTTGAACAAACTGGAGAAGGTACTTGCTAATCCTCAAGCGTAAGATTGGTGCTGGCTGCAACAAGTATTGCTATACGACCAACAAGCCCAAAATCGTGGCATTGATTATGCAGTGGGGCGATGGTGATTGCTCCATTAAGAATGAACATAAAGCCCTGAATCGTTTCAGGAAACTTGGCATTCCAACCCTCAAGACTAAGGTTGAGAAGGTTAAGACTGACTTTGAGACTGTGGACGCTCTCATCTGTGAGCGCTATGACTTCGGTGTGCATACCATTCACGACCTCGATAAAGCAGCAGTAAGAAAGCACTTGAAGCCCGGCCATTTGAAGTCGCTTAAAAGGATTTTTAGCAAAATCAAGCGAAAGAAGCTGGCCATTCCCGATCCTCAGTTCTTGTTCAGGGGTGAGTCCGAAGTGGTTCTGCACGACCCTAATGGCCTTCCTACACGTTGGCATAAGGGTTGTTGGACAGACACAATCATTAAAGACATCATCGTCAAGATGGAATTCATTCTATCTAGCCGAAGGAAGAAATAACCTTCCATAGAGGATGATTGAAGAAACTCCTCTAATGAAAACACCTGATTTTACTAAGGAATCAGGTAATTATCATTCTTGTTATGTATGCAGTCGAGAACTAGCTAGACTGGATGAAAAAGCTATTGTTCGCTTGCATGGCAGCCATAGAGAACGTTTGATGAATGGTGACATTCTGGTCCATTCTTATGTCATTAGCCTTTGTTGGTGGTGTCACAAGAATGTAACCTCAAAGGCGTAATCTTGCTTACATGCCATCGCCTAAAGATGTTGATACCTTGTCTCTTGTTCTGGACAGTCACGAAGACCGCCTACAGAACATAGAACATAAGACACAGGACGTAGCCGAGAAGATTGCCGAAATCGGTGTCAAGCAGGACTTTACCCAGACATTCTTGGAGCAAAAGTTCTCTGACTTAAAGGAAACACACAGCAACATTCTTAAGGCAGTAGAAAAGCATGAAATTCGTTTGGACTCCCATGAGGATCGCCTCAAACCGGTTGAGACCAGCGTAGCAGCCAGTAGTCAAGCTACCAATAACCGAAAAGAGTTCTACAAGAAGGTTTTTGTAGGTGTTGTTCTGGCCGGTGCAGGCGTTTTTGGCACAAAAGGCGTTGAATGGCTACTAGGATGGCTTGGACAATGAACCACTGGAATGACAACGGCTATAAATCGCGTAAGCTGTGGTTTGCCGTGTTTGCCATAGGTAGCCTGCTCTTAGGTGGACTTTTG